GCTAGTATTGTTGGCGGATTAGTAGCTTGGTTTATTGAACATGCAAGCAAATAATTATGCCTAGCAAATCTAAAGCACAACATAACTTGATGGAAGCGGTAGCTCATAGCAAATCTTTTGCTAAAAAAGTTGGTATTAAACAATCCGTAGGTAAAGAATTTGCAGCTGCAGACAAAGGTAAAACTTTTAAATCTGGTGGGTTATATGCAAACATTCATGCTAAGCAAGAGCGTATTGCTAAGGGCAGTGGTGAAACAATGCGTAAACCTGGTTCTAAAGGTGCTCCTACAGCCAAGGACTTTAAAGAGTCAGCTAAAACAGCAAAGATGGCTAAGGGTGGTGTATCACTATCAGTAGGTCGTGGTGAAAAGTTACCTGTATCAAAAGGTGCTGGACTTACTGAAAAGGGCAGAGCAAAATACAATCGTGAAACAGGTAGTCATCTTAAGGCTCCACAGCCAGAAGGTGGCCCACGTAAGAAATCATTCTGTGCACGTATGTCAGGTATGCCAGGACCAATGAAAGATGAGAATGGCAAGCCAACACGCAAAGCAGCATCATTAAAAAGGTGGAAATGTTAATGAAACACGATGATATTAAAGAAGATAAAAAGCTCATTAAAAAGGCTTTTGGCATGCATGATAAGCAATTGCATGAAGATAAACGTACTGATCTATCAAAACTTAAACAAGGTGGAAGCGCTATGAAACGCAAACAAATCAATCCAGCTATGGCACTTATGGCTGCAAAAGCACTTGGCGCTCAACAAGCTCCAGTTAATCCAATGGCAGCAATGGCCCCAGCAGGCGGTGCTCCAGTTCCAGGTATGAAGAAAGGTGGTAAAGCAATGGCTAAGGAAACAATGGGTCCTAAAACTATGGCAGAAGACGTAGAAAAAGGCTCTAACAAACTAACTAAATTCGGTCAATCAGCTGTTCAAAAACGTGGTTTAACACGTGGTAAGAACCTTGGTGATTCAGGCCCTACAGTTGCACCAAAGAACATGGCTAAAGGTGGTTCAGCATCTAGCCGTGCAGATGGTATTGCATCTAAAGGTAAGACTAAAGGTAAATGGTGCTAAATCATGGGCATTTTAGATAAGATTAAAGAAGGCATTGAAGATTTCACGGGTGGTAAGTGGAAAAACATGTCTGATTATGAAGCTGAAGCAGCTGCTAAAAAAGCACCTAAAGCTGTCATTAAGAAGACTGAAATCATTGCTGCACCTGAAGATGACTTCCCAGCGACAGATTCTAAAGGTAAATATCTAAAACCTACAGTACCAACAACTATGAAAAAAGGTGGCATGATTGACCATGTAGAATACACTAAAAAATCAGCTGGTGGCACACATCATTCTGATATCTACAAAAAGCATGCTGGTGGGCACAAAGTTCATAATGAACATATCAAATCGTTTGGAAAGAAATAATCATGGCTAAAAAAGACCCAATGGTATTTAGTGATGTTAAGGGCAACCTTAAAAACATTGAGAATTTACATAGAAATTACTATAAAGACGTTGATAGAAGTAGCACAGGCTATGAATCAGGTCCTAATTATAGAAGTAAAGATACTGAAGAATTTATTTTAAATACTCCTAACCAAGAAGCTAAAGAAATTGGTGCACGAGTAAAAGGTAATTTGCTTGCTAATGAAGATGCTAAAAAATATGCACCTGATTTAAATGCAGGTAATCAACCTGTAAAAGGTGGTTACAAAAAAGGTGGTTTTGTACATGCTAAAGATGCTATGGCTAAACACTCAGGTGGTTTTAAACATCATATGGATGGTATGAAACAACACGCTGCTGGATTTAAACCACATCATGAACATGTTAAAACCATGTGTGGTGGCGGAATGTCTAAAGGCAAAAAATAACATGGGCGGTGCTGCAGCAGCATTTCAAAAGAATGGCAATACAGGTGCTCAATCTTCTGCGCCTGCGCCATCTTACGGTAGTCAACCATCTTATGGTTTTCAGCCGTATGGAAATAACTTTGCTCCTAATCCTCAAGGATATAGCCAGCCACAAGTATATGGGCAGCAACAAAGTAATCCAACACCACCACCGTATCAGCCATTTAATCTAGCGTTTAGTAATAACTATAACGTTCAAAGCCCAGATCAAGTGACTACACCATATGCGCCTATCGGTTCATTTGGTGGTCCTGCTTCATACGGAATGGGTCCTGGTAATGCTGGTTTTGGTTTTGGCAATGGTGCAACTAGAGTTCCTGATACTGATATACAAACTGCTGGTCAATTTAATCCAAGCGCTATGCAACCACAAATGGGCAATCAGACTCAAATGAATACACCACAAGGTGGCTTGCCAATGTTTGAAGGACAAAAAGATCGTTGGGGCAATCCAATGAATGCAAATCCAGCAACTACTGCTCAAGTGGCACCAAATACATCAAACACTACTACAGGATACGTATAATGAGAGCTTCTCGTGGAATGGGTGATATTAACCCAAGCAAAATGCCAGGTAAGAAAATTATTCATCGTAAAGACCATCCTCAAGATGTAGAAGTGTATAAAAAGGGTGGTTGGATTAGTAATGCTATTCGTAAGCCTAATGCACTTCATGAAGAGTTAGGTGTACCTAAAGGTGAAAAGATTCCAGCTAAAAAGCTTGCTAAAGCCGCAAAAGCCTCAGGTAAATTAGGCAAACGTGCTAGACTAGCAGAAACTTTAAAAGGTTTAAAATAATGGAAATCTACTGCGGATTTGAATTTATCAGTGGTTTTATGATTGGTTTTGAATTTGCAGAAGATGAAACCATTAATTACATCATCATTGACCTTGGCATTGTACGTATTAACATAAATTGGGATAAGTAATGGCTGTTACCACAGGAACATCATCATTCAATTTAAATATGAATGATTTAATTGAAGAAAGTTTTGAACGTGCTGGTATTGAGTTACGTTCAGGTTATGACTTTAGAACCGCTAGACGTAGCATTAACTTGCTGACGATTGAATGGGCTAATCGTGGCATTAACTTGTGGACGATTGAAGAAGGTCAGATTCCTATGAATACTAACCAAGTCAAATATCCATTGCCTGTTGATACTATTGATTTATTAAGCCAAGTAATCCGTACGGGAACGCTACAGAATCAAGTTGATATCAACATTAATCGTATCTCTGAGGATACGTATTCAACCATACCAAATAAACTCGCTGTAGGCCGTCCTATTCAAGTTTGGATTGATCGTCAGTCAGGTAATGTAAACCCTACGACATCAACACTTATTGGCAATACAGTGGCAGGTAATATTAGCGCAACAGACACAACTATTACGTTAAGCGATACATCTAATATTGCAGCATCTGGTTATATTACGATTGATAGTGAAACCATTTACTATCCTAACGTAAGTCAAACAGGTAATCAGTTATTAAATTGTTATCGTGGACAAAATGGTACGACTGCTACATCGCATAATGCAGGTGCAGCAATATCAGTGCCTCAACTTCCAAATATAAACGTATGGCCAGCGCCACAATCACCAGGCAATCAATATACATTTGTGTATTGGCGTTTACGTAGGATTCAAGATGCTGGGACTGGTGTCATTATTAATGATATTCCATTCCGTTTTATCCCTGCGATGGTAGCAGGATTGGCTTATTACATTTCTGTTAAGTCACCTAACGTTGATCCTAACCGTATTGCTATGCTTAAAGCAGACTATGAACAACAATATGATTTAGCAGGACAAGAAGACCGTGAAAAGGCACCATTACGTTTTGTGCCTCGTAACATGTTTTACTCAAGGTAACTATGGCTACCAAGTATTCTAGTGGCAAACACGCAATTGCAGAGTGTGATATTTGTGGACAAAGATATAAGTTAAGGGAACTAAAAAAACTTACTATTAAAACCAAGTTGGTTCCAATTAAAGCATGCCCTGAGTGTTGGAATCCTGATCAGCCACAGCTTCAATTGGGGATGTATCCTGTTAATGACCCACAAGCTGTACGTGAACCTCGTCCAGATGTGAGTTATCAAGTATCAGGAACTACTGGATTGCAAACAAATCCTTATGATCCTACAGTAACTAATACAGATGCTTATGGATACTCACAGGATGGTAGTAGGCAGATTCAATGGGGCTGGGCACCAGTAGGTGGTGCAAGCACATTTGATACAGTATTAACACCAAATTACTTGATACCAGTAGTGTTAATTGGTACAGTAACGATTACAACAACTTAGGAGTTTAACATGGGTTTCAGAACAGCAGCAGGTGGTATTAACACCAAAGGTAAAACTAAAGGCACTAACCTTGGTGATTCAGGTCCAACCGTAGCAATTGAAAGCGGTGCAAAAGGTAAAAAAGGCGCATCATCTGTAACAGGTGAAGCAATGAAGAAGATGGGTCGTAACTTAGCCCGTGCTAAAAACCAAAGCAAATAATCATGGCTAAGAATAATCTACCAGCGTCAGATTATGCAAAGCCACATGGAGTGAACATGGAAGAAAATAAACGTGGGTCTAAAGATCCAAACAAATACTCATACGATGAAATTGATTCTGAATCTCCAGCAATGGATGTAAGCATTGGTTTTAAGGGTGAGAAAACAGAAACTGAAGGCATCACTATTCGTGGTTGCGGTGCAGCTACTAAAGGCACCAAGGCTCGTGGGCCTATGGCGTAATGAATTACGTTCAATTACAGCAAGCAATTCAGGACTACATGGAGTCTACGGAAGCTACTTTTGTAGCTAACATACCACGTTTTGTCCAAGAAGCAGAAGACAGAATTTTTAACTCTGTCCATGTCCCTGTTTTGCGTAAAAATGTTACTGGTACATTTACGGCAAGTAACCAATATTTAACATTGCCAACTGACTGGCTTGCTACATATTCTGTTGCTGTAATTGACTCGTCTGGCAACTACAACTATATGTTGAACAAAGACGTTAACTATATTCGTGAAGCATTCCCTAATCCTACAACGACAGGGATGCCAACGCATTACGCATTATTTGGATCTTCTTTGAGTAATATCAATGACTTAACGTTCATTGTTGGACCAACTCCTGATCAAAACTATAATACAGAATTACATTATTTCTACTATCCACCCACCATTGTACAGGGTGAGATATTTACAATTGGTACAGTAACGCCAGGTTCATCTTATGCACCAGGTGCTTATTATGAAGTTCCATTAACTGGTGGTTCTGGATCTAGCGCAACGGCTAATATTATTGTTAGTGGCACAGGTCAAGTTACATCTGTTACGATTCAAAATGGCGGTCAGTTCTACACTGTAGGCGATGTATTAAGCGCAAGCAATACGTATTTGGGTAACTCAGGTACTGGCTTATCATTTACCGTATCAGCTGTTACAAATGCAACAGGCACATCATGGCTAGGCATTAACTTTGATCCTGTATTGTTTTATGGTGCATTGCGTGAAGCAGCGCTCTTCCAAAAACAAGAGCCAGATATGATTACTGATATTGAGAATAAATTCCAAGAAGCGCTTGGTCAATTGAAACGCCTATGCGATGGTCTTGAACGTGGTGATGCTTATCGTGATGGTCAAACCAAATTAAAGGTTAAAACATAATGCCCATTACCCAAACAGCAACAACTATTTTTAAGAACAATGTATTAAGTGGTGTTGAAAACTTTAATACTGGTACGCCTTATGTTTATAAGATTGCCCTGTATAATGCTAATGCAACATTAAACTCAACAACTGCCGCATATACTACAGTGAATGAAGTCACTGGGACTGGGTATACTGCTGGTGGTAAAATACTGACTCCTAGTGTGGCTTATGACAATACGACAAATACTGCTTATGTTACTTTTGGCAATGTTACTTGGAGTCCTGCAAGTTTTACTTGTAGGGGTGCTTTAGTTTACAATAGCACAACAAATGCGGCTTGTTTTGTATTAAATTTTGGCTCTGATAAAACAGCAACCAGCAGCTTTACAATTACATTTCCAACGGCAAATTCAACATCTGCCGTACTTAGAATTTCCTAGGAGTTATTATGATTAAAGAACTACAAGGCTTCGGTGATAGTGCTGTAGCCACAATGGCTTCAAACGTAGCCGATAATGAATCAGTTGGTATTGAGGGTGTATACCACGTTGAATGCCGTGATAAAGATGGCAACTTAAAATGGGAAGATTCATTCCCTAACTTAGTCAATGCTGTAGGCAAACAACTATTACTAGACACATTGCTACGCACATCAGGTACTTACACAACTACAGGCCCATTCTTAGGTTTGATTTCAGGTGCAAGTCCGACATTCGCAGCTGCTGATACAATGACATCACACTCAGGTTGGACAGAGTTTGTTAACTATACAGTTGGTGGTTCAGCAGTTCGTGGCACAGCAGTATTTGCGGCTTCTACCTCAACAGGCACAACACCTACAAACGTAACAACATCATCAGCTACAGCGATTACTTACACAATCACAGGTGCAGGTGGTACAGTTGGTGGTTGTTTCTTAGTAACAGGTTCAGGTGCTTCAAGCACTCAATCAAATACAAGCGGTACTTTATACAGTGCAGGTGCATTTGCTACAGCTAAAATTACAACATCAGGTGATACCGTGTCTGTGACGTATTCAACCACTGCAACTTCTTAATTATTAAGGAGTTTTTGTGTTTTACACGTATGCTCACTATACTCCAGAAGGTAACCTATTTTATATAGGTAAGGGAAAAGGTATACGTGCATACAGTTCAAAAGGTAGAAATATCTATTGGAAACGAATTGTTGCAAAACACGGCAAGCCTAATGTAAAGATATTAGCTGAATGGAATACGGAAACCGAAGCTTTTATTCATGAGATTGAGCTAATAAAACAGTATAAAGAGGCAGGTGAAATACTTTGTAATTTAACTGCTGGAGGAGAAGGTTCATATGGACTAACTCCTTGGAATAAAGGTATACCTTGGAGCGAAGAGGTAAAACGTAAACAAGGAAAAGCCAATATAAATAATAAGTATTGGGTTGGTCGTAAACATACAGAAGAAACAATTCAAAAACAAAGACTTGTAAAAGTAAAGTATAAATTTATTGGAATCAATAAAGATGGAAATACAATTACACTTGTAGGTAAAACAGCTATGAAAAATGCTGGGTTTGTTTCAACTCATATTTACGATTGCGCAAACGGATCAAATAAACCACATAAAGGTTATATTTGGCATAAAGAACTTTTGGTGGATAAATAATGGCGCTAGTTTTATTAGATAGAGTACAACAGACAGGTACAGCTAATACAACTATTAGTTTTACCCTAAGTGGGTCTGTTCAAGGCTTCCAGACTTTTGCAGGCATTGGTAATGGCAATACAACATTTTATGGTGCAACTGATACTACAGGCTCATGGGAAGCTGGGATAGGCACGTATTCAACAACAGGTCCTACATTAACTCGCACAACCATTTTAGCTTCAAGTAACTCAGGAAGTGCGGTTGCATTCTCAGGTACAGTGACAGTCTTTGTTACATACCCATCAGAGAAGTCTGTTAATTTAGACGGTTCAGGTAATGTATCAGCATTAGGTACAATCGCATCAGGTGTATGGCAAGGTACGACAGTTGGTGTCGCATACGGTGGTACAGGTGTAACAAGTTCTTCAGGTGCTAACTCTGTAGTCTTACGTGATTCCAATTCAAACATTACTGCAAATAACATATTGCTTGGATTTACAAGTACCATAACGGCAGCTGGGACAACAACGCTAACAAGCGCTTCTACTCAGTACCAACGCTTTACAGGTACAACAACTCAGACCATTAAACTTCCTGATGCAACGACACTGCAAAAGGGCTTTATCTTTATCGTTAATAACGGTTCAACAGGTAATCTTACAGTTGTTGATAACGCATCTACTACTTTGGATTTGGTGATTGGTGGTGCGATTGATTACTGGACACTTTTAGATAATAGCACAAGTGCTGGTACGTGGATTGCATATAGTTTAATCCCTGCTTCATACGACTTTAACAATACATCTGCATCATTTGGAAATGCATCAATAATTAATGCGGTATGGAACGGCACTACAATCGCTTCAGGTTATGGTGGTACAGGCTTAACAACTTTTGCTGCAGCTAATAATGCCCTTTACTCAACATCATCTTCAACGTTAACTGCAGGTACATTACCAGTTGCAGCAGGCGGTACAGGAATAACAAGCTTAACTGCGAATTACATTCCTTACGGCAATGGTACAGGTGCTTTAAACTCAAGCGCAAATTTTACTTATAATGGCACGATATTAAACTTAACAGGTACTGCAGCTAGATTCCAAGGCGATTTTAGTAATGCAACAGTTAATAGCAGAACAGCATTTCAAACTAGCACTACAAACTCTGCAACAGGCATCTATGCAGTTCCTAACGGTACAAGCACAGCAGCTTCATGGCAAGCTAGTAACGCAGCAGACCCAACTAATGCAAGCAAAATTTTAATTGCTACCAATGGTTCTACTGATGTTCAGTTAGTATCAGGCATCAATGGCACAGGCACATATTTGCCAATGGGCTTTTGGAATAACGGTGCAGAAAAAGCTAGATTATCTGTATCAGGTGGCTTTTCTGTAGGCACAACATCAGATGCTGGCTCAACTAATATTTTAGCTGCTGGCACTGTAACAGGCACAGGTGTAATTGCTTCTAACGGTATTGTAGAGAACTCTGCAACTATCTCTGCTAACTATACAATTGGTACAGGTAACAATGCTATGTCAACAGGGCCTATAACTGTGAATAGTGGCGTAAGCGTAGTTGTACCTTCAGGCAGCAATTGGGTAATTTTATGATAAATGCTCATATTTATTGTGTTACAAACAATTTAAATTTTAAAGAATATGTAGGTCAAACTACAGTTAATAGAAATAAAGTTGGGCATGGTAAGGCAATAACTGAAGCATACTTCAAGTATGGTAAAGAAAACTTTTCTTACGATAAAATATGTTCAAGCATTAACTCTAGAAATTTATTAAACTATTTAGAAAAATTTTGGATTAAAACTTTTGATTCTATAGCTCCAAATGGGTATAACATTGAACTTGGTGGAACAGACAAAGGTGAAGTTTCTGAACAAACAAAACAAAAGTTAAGAAAAGCAAATTTAGGAAAAGTTGTTTCTGATAGTACTAAACAGAAAATTAGTAATTCTTTAAAAGGTGATAAAAATCCTTTTTATGGTAAAACTCATACTATTGATAATATAGAAAAAATAAAAGAAGCAAATAGCCATTCTAAAAAACCACATACAACAAAGTCAAAACAAAAAATGTCAGAAAAAGCATCTGGTGAAAATAATCCATTTTACGGAAAAAAACATTCTGAAGAAGCTAAATTAAAAATGTCTTTAAACAGCAGGTGGAAAAATGTTAAATAAAAGTGGTTCTAACTGGGTGATTTTATAATGAGCGTAACGATTAATGGTACAGGTTCTATTGGTGGTTTATCTGCTGGTGGATTGCCAAGCGCAACAGTAACTCAAGCAACATTAGCTACTCCTGTAGCTGGAACTGGTCCTGCATTTTATGCAACATTAGGTTCAAATCAAACAATTAGTACATCATCATTAACAAAATTACAATACAACACAAAAACATTTGATACTGCTAGTTGTTTTGATACTACCAATTATAGATTTACTCCAACTGTAGCTGGATATTATCAAGTTAATTTAAATCAAGAATATTCAAATACAATTAATGGTCAAGGCGTTCAAATATTAAAAAATGGAGCAAGAATAGCATCTGGTGGAGGAATAAATGTTGCAGGTGGAGGAACTTTCTTTTCTGGATGTTCAGTTGTTTGTTATTTAAATGGTTCTACCGATTATGTAGAGGCATATGGATATTTAAACGTTGGCTCTGGAACTGCTTATAGTGGTTCATCATCTCAATTTTCTGGTGCTTTAATAAGGTCTGCATAATGGATTTGTTTGATAAAATAATTGCAATTTATCCTTCATTAAGCCATGAAGATTTTTTTCAAACTACAGGCACTATTCGCTTGCAAAACGATAGCGATGGTAAAGGTGATTACATAGCTTCTTGGGAACATCCTACATTAGCTCGTCCTACAGAGGAGCAATTAAATGCCAATTAAACAAACAATACCTACTAACAGTTCTGATTCCGTTCAATTCGGTAATGCTACAACTCCAGTAGCTGCTTCAGTAACAGGCGCAGAAGTAAGCACAGGTAATGGCTATTTAGCGTTAAATACGACTGCTAGTGGTACAGTTACAGAACGTGTAAGAATTACATCCGCTGGTGATTTTGGTATTGGATTAACTCCAGCAACAAGATTAGATGTTGGCAAAACATCAAGATATACATTTGATGTTGCAAACGCATATACATTATTAACATCATTAAATCTTGCTGGTTCTGCTTTTGCTGATTCTTACTATAACGCTACTCAACATATTTGGCAAAATTCTGGAACAGAGCAAGCTCGCATTACATCTGCTGGGGTGTTTCAATTCAACTCTGGTTATGGTTCATCAGCACCAGCATACGGGTGTCGTGCTTGGGTAAACTTTAATGGTACTTTAACAGGCACAATTACACCAAGAGCAAGTGGCAATGTAACGTCAGTGACAAAAAATGGTACAGGTGATTATACAATTAATTTTACCAATGCAATGCCTGATGTAAATTACAATGTAATTGGTAGTTCTGGACAAAGGTCTGCTGGTGTAGGGTGTGATATTGTCGGTAGAAACTTAGACAATTCATTGCAAACAACTACTGCTGTTCGTATATATAATTTATATACCAATAATAGTGCTGTAGATAATCCAAATATTTCAGTTTCAATATTTAGGTAAAATTTATGTCAAATATTATATGGATTCAACCAAATCAAACACTAGCTATTACTACAATGGCAACTGATGAAATTACACCACAAGAACATGCGGTTGAACTTCAAGAACGTGGTGATGTACCTGCTGATTGGACAATTGCTGGTTACGATGTAGAGTGGCCTAATGACGGCTATCCACATGAAGCATATCGCTGGGTAGATGGTAAAGTAGTTGCAGACACAAATTATGTAGCACCTACACCACCAGAACCTACAAAAGCAGAATTACTTGCACAACTACAAGCACTAACAGCAAAGATTGAGGCTTTAGCATGAGTATTTCAGTATCAGGCTCACAAATCACGTTTAACGATGCTAGTGTTCAGACTACAGCAGCTACAGGCTTTGGCTTTAAGAACAGGCTGATTAACGGCAGCATGGTGATTGACCAGCGTAATGCTGGTGCTAGTGTAACTCCTGCCAATGGCGGTGCTTCTTATATTTATACATTAGATAGATGGGGCGTATTTTCAACACAAAATAGCAAGATTTCAGTTCAACAAAATGCTGGCTCTGTAACTCCACCAGCAGGATTTACAAACTACATTGGTGTTACTTCACTTGCAGCTACTACAGTAGCTTCTGGTGATATTATGTTATTAAAGCAAGCAATTGAAGCTAATAATACATCTGACTTTGGTATTGGGGCAGCAGGTGCATCATCATTTACTGTTTCTTTTTGGGTACGCAGTTCTTTAACAGGAGCGTTTGGTGGAACTATAAACAATAGTGCTATTTCTTATTCTTGCCCATTTACGTTTACTATTTCTGCTGCAAATACTTGGGAACAAAAAACTGTAACTTTTAGTGGTCCAACTGCTGGAACGTGGTTGACTGGAACTAGCGCAAGTTTAATGCTGTATTTTAATCTTGGCACAGGCTCTACTTATGTTGGTGGAACTGCTGGCACATGGGCTGCTCAAACAGTATTTGCGCCTTCAGGCACAGTAAACATGGCTGCTACTAATGGTGCTACCTTCTACATCACAGGCGTTCAACTAGAAAAAGGCTCTACAGCTACATCATTTGACTATAGACCTTATGGTACAGAGTTAGCTTTGTGTCAGAGGTATTATCAAAAAGGTTTTGGATATTTAGTCGGTGGAGTATTTAATTCAAATTACGCAAGAATGTCTGGTAGTTGCAAAACTACAATGAGAACTGCTCCAACAGTATCTCTTTTAGCAAATTGTACTATTGATTTTTCTGGAGTAAGAACAGAATCTTTAGCTTTAAATTCATATAATTCTAGCGATGGAGATAGTTTTCAAGTTACTTTTGGCGCAACAGCCAATGTTTATTTATTAGGACAAGTAGCTGTAAATACATCTTCAAATATCCAAGCATCTGCGGAGTTATAAAATGTATCAATTAATAAATGAATATAAAAATACAATTTGCATTAAAAGATTATCAGATAATGCTTTTATTCCTATGGATGAAGCTAACACAGACTACCAAGCATATCTAGCATGGCTTGACGAAGGCAATGAGCCAGAGGCTGCTGACTAATGTTCGGTATATCGGCTTTCGCTCAAGTACCTTTTGCCAGCCTTGCTTCAACGGCTTATCTTGCTACGCTTACCGAAAACATTGGAGTAGCAGATACTAACTCGCAAACTTGGTCTTTTGGGCAAACCATCACAGAAAACATTGGAGTAACTGATAATAACTCTGAAGCAGGGACTATTTTAATTTTCAGCATCAATGAGAACTTTGGGGTAGGTGACTCAAGCACACAACTAAGCGCATTCCTAGAAAGCATTACTGAGCCATTTACTTCAGGCGATACTGAGACAATCACAGCAGGCTTTGTTCAAAGCAGAACAGAGCCAATCACTATGGCTGACACACCAGTTGCATATTTTGCTGCGCTACAGTCAATCACTGAAAACTTTACGATGGCTGATGTCATTGCGATTGCTGCTCAGTTCCAAGCAAGCATTACAGAACCAATCACAGTAGCAGATACACCAACAATCAAAGCTGGCTTCAACGTATCACTGACAGAGCCTATTACAAGTGCAGATGCGATTAGTATCCTAGCTAACTTTGCTGGGTCAGTATCAGAGAACATGACATTAGCTGATGTAGAAACTATCATATCAGTGTACTTTATCTCAATTACAGAGAACTTTAATGCGGCTGATTCAGCAACAATTACGGGTGCATTCTTAGCGTCTATCTCAGAGAACGTTAATTTAGCAGATGCACCTTCAGTTACAGCGCAGTTTAAAGCAGCAATCATTGAGTCATTTACAATGCTTGATGTCCATTTCCCTCATGGATGGATTAAAGTTGATGATACGCAAAACGGCACATGGACTAATATCAATGATAATCAAACAGTGACTTGGGCGGCAATAAGTAATAATCAATCAGGTACTTGGAACTCTATCAGTAATACACAAGCTCCAAATTGGAGTATAATTGACAACACCGAACCACAGGGCTGGATTCCTGTGGACGATTCCCAATAAGGATTTAACATGGCATCCACCTATTCTACCTCATTACGTATACAACTCATCGGCACAGGCGAACAGTCTGGCGTATGGGGAAGTACAACTAATGCCAATCTAGGCACAATTGTTGAACAGGCAATTACTGGTGTCCAAACCATCTCCTTATCTGGCTCATCTTATACACTGACTTCATTAAATGGTATTTCAGATCAAGCACGTAATGCTGCGATTATTTTTACTGGAACACCATCAGCCACATGTACTGTAACTACACCAGCAGTTAATAAGATCTATATTATTTTCAATAATACGTCTGGTGGCTTTGGCGTTACAATGACAACTGGCTCTGGATCTACCATTACAATTCCAAATGGTTCTACGTATATTATTTATTGTGATGGTACCAATTACTATAGTGCATCTAACTATGTATCATCTAACGTATCCATTACTGGCGGTACTATTAATGGCACGACTATTGGTGCTACTACACCTTCTACAGGTGCATTTACAACACTTTCAGCAAGCAGCACTTTAACTGCTAGTAGTAATGCAACCGTTGGTGGAACTTTAGGCGTAACAGGAAATACAACATTAAGCGGAACATTGGGTGTAACAGGAAATGCAACATTCTCAGGCACTATTGCAGGGACATTAGCTTCAACTGTTACGGGGACTACACAATCTTCAAGTGATAACTCAACTAAGATTGCAACAACAGCTTATGTGACAACTGCGGTGACAACTGCTACAGGTTCGTTAGGTACGATGTCAACTCAGAATGCGAATGCAGTAGCTATTACTGGCGGTACAATTACAAACAACGTAGTTACCACATTAGGCGAAGTAACAACCGTATTAGCCACAGCAGCAACAGGCACAGTAAACTACGATGTATTAACTCAATCAGTGCTTTACTATACAACTAATGCATCAGGTAACTGGACTTTAAATATTCGTGGCAACAGCGGTACAACACTTAATTCAGTCATGGGTGTAGGCGAGACACGTACAATTACGTTTTTAGTAACACAAGGTTCAACAGCTTATTACAACAATGCATTAACCATTGACGGTAATGCAGTATCTCCTAAATGGCAAGGGGGTGCAGCACCTACCTTAGGTGATATTAATAGTATTGATACATATACATATTCAATCATTAAAACAGCAAGTGCGACATTTACGGTATTAGCATCACAATCACAATTTAAATAGGGTTGAATAATGCCATTAAATATTACATCAGGAACATTGTCGGCTAAAGGATTTGGGTTTACTAACAAACCATTCTTTAATTTTGTTTCTACTATTTCGTCTAATACAACTAGCTATAATTTAGCTACAGCTGCTACAGCTGCTGGTTGGAATGGGGTAACGCCTATTAAGGCTAACATCACCATAAATTCTGGTGTAACAGTTTCAGGTACAGGTACAGGCACTTCAGCAGCATTTGTAATTAATGGCATTGCAGCAACATCACAAATAACAATTAATAATAATGGCACAGTTGTAGGTAGTGGTGGTGCTACAGGATATAACACAACTAATGGCGGGTCTACAGGTTATCCAGGTAATCCAACTTCTGTAACACCTATTACATGGACTAATAACGTTTACGGTACAGGGTATCCAATAGGCCCAGGCGCTGGTGGTTCTAATCCAGGATATAACTATTTCTCAGGCGGTACTTCTCCTAATGCAGGGGCTGGTACAGCAGGTGGGTCAGCTTTGTATCTAGCATCTAATGTTTATTTAACTATTAATAATAGTGCCACAGGATTATTTACAGGTGGTGGTGGCGGTGCGTCAGGTATGGCAGGTAATAATGCAGGTGCTCCAGCAGGTTCTAATGGTGGATATTTAATTGAAGAAACAGGTTCACATCCTGCAGTAATTGCCAATAATATATCAGGCGGTATATTAGCTTCTGGTGGCGGTGCATCAGGTGGTTGGGGTAATCGTTTTGATGGCGATGGTATTGGTGGTCGTCCAGGCTATCCAGGTCTTAACTATAATTATGGTAGCTCAGGCATATCTCCTGGTTTAGCAACAAACAATACAAGTAATACTTTAGTAAACACAACAGGCACATTTACTTTATCGCCTGCGGTTTAAGGAGTTTGAATGGTTAATTCAAGAAGTTTATCTGATTTAAATCCTAAAGTCGCTGCACTTTGCAGTGAGTTTATTAACAGCTGCAAGAAACAAAATATTGATATTATTATTACTTCTACCTATCGTGATACGGAATCTCAGAATGCTTTATACGCACAAGGCCGTACTGCACCAGGCAAGAAGGTTACTAACGCTAAGGCAGGTCAGTCATTCCATAACTGGAAAGTAGCTTTTGATTTTGTGCCTGTTGTTAATGGTAAGCCTGTATGGGATAACGATGAACTTATTACTAAGTGTGGTGAGATTGGCGAAAATATAGGACTTGAATGGGCTGGACGTTGGAAAACATTCAAAGAAAAGCTGCACTTACAGTATACTAATGGCTTGACATTAGCAGATTTCCAAGCAGGCAAAACAATATGATGGTGCCTAAATTTATACATGACATCTTAACGGAGCCAGATAATGAAACTTATTGCATTATTAAAATAATGGCTGCAGTCGGAACATTTGCGTTTATCGCTTTGGGTATTACTCACATTGTACTTAACCATACTTTTGATTTTATGGGCTTTGGAACGGGCTTAGGTGCATTGATGGGTTCTGCTGGTGTAGGTGCTAAATTCAAAAAGGATACTCCAATTGCCGATAGTAATTGAATTTATTAAGACATATTGGAAACAGTTTGCAATTGCTGGAATTGCTGCGTTCTTATTTTTGTTCGGCTATTACAAAGGCTATGAACATGAGAAGGCTGCGTTGGTAGCAATAGAGGAAAGATATAAAGCTGCACAAGCTGTTGCAGAAGCGCATAATGCAGAAGTAGTTAAACAACAACAAATTGTGACGGATAAGGTAGCCAAGGAGTACACAAATGCGATTGATAAGCTTAATCAGTTTTACCATGATCATCCTATTAAGTGGGTGCAGCCCAACAATAGCGCCAGTTGTAAAGTGTCCAGCGTATCCAACACCGCCAGCCAATCTAATGGAACAGCCGAAAGCGATCAATCTAGTGCCGAAGGAGTTACGCCCGTAGATTGTGCTGATACAACCATGCAGTTACTCTTGCTACAAAAGTGGGTTCGTGAACAGGAAAGTATTCAATAATGGCATTACAAAAACTTGTATATCGTGCTGGTCTTAACCGTGAAGGCACCAACTATTCTAATGAAGGTGGTTGGTATGATGCGGATAAGGTACGCTTTCGTTCTGGACAACCAGAAAAGATTGGTGGCTGGATACAAGTATCTTCTGCTCAATATCTTGGTCATGCACGTTCTTTGTGGACATGGGTTGATGCCGATGGTGTAACTGCTTATATTGCATTAGGCACTAATATTAAATACTACATTTACTATGCTGGTACATATAATGACATTACGCCAATCTATCGTAAGGATGGGACAGCATTATCTCCACCAAATACATTAGGGGCTAACCCAATTGCAACACAGTCTGGCTCTAGAGTTATTACATTAACAGATCCAAACTATACGCCTAATGTTGGTGATTATATTGTTATTACATCTACTGCTAACGTAGGTGGATTGAGTATCAATGGTGAGTATATTATTACTACTGTTCCAACATCTACTACATTTACTGTGAATGCCACTAACCCAGCATCTTCTACAGCAACTGGCGGTGGTACTGTTACATTCCAATTTGAATATCCTACTGGCTTAGATGTTGCAACAACAGGTCTAGGCTGGGGTGCTGGTCCTTGGTCATACACCGTTCCAGTTAGTCTTGGTGTTAATCCATTAGCAACCACTAATGGTAGTTTAGTGATTACTGTTACGCAAACGGCACATGGTTTAACAACAGGCAACTGGGTATATATTTCAGGTTCTTCTGACATTGGTGGTATTCCAGCATCAGATATTAATACTAACTTTACAGTGACTGTGACAGGAACTAATACATATACAGTTACTACACAAGGCACTGCAACTTCTACGGTATCAGCTGGTGGCGGATCTAATATAATTGTTTATCCACAAAATGGCGCTCGTGGTTGGGGCGCTGCTTCATCTGTAGGTTTAACACAACAATTACGTTTGTGGACACAAGATAACTATGGTGCCGACTTGGTGATTGCACCACGTGGCGGTCCTATTTATTATTGGCAAGATGCTAATACGGTCAGTACAAGAGCCGTATCTTTGGCATCACTTGCTACACCAGCAGGCAACAATCCTACGTTTGTACCAACACAAACATTCCAAGTATTAACCTCATCCATTCAACAATTTATTATTGCGATGGGATCTAATTCTTACAATGGTGGTACATACTCCGCCACATTTAATCCTATGTTGGTACGTTGGTCTGATCAAGCAAATCCAACACAATGGGTTCCTGCGGTGACAAATCAGTCAGGTGAGTTTG